TTTGTGATACCAAGAAACTAGGAGAATGCTAATATGCAGCGAAAGTGACTCAAGGGTTAAATTTAACCTCTGCGCCTGCTCTTTCTGCATAGTCGTTAATCACGGCACGGAGGTCAATAAGAGCAGCCACCTGACCAGCGTAATGCGCTCTAGTTTCTCCTGTGCTAGTAATCTCAAGCAAGTTAGCCAGAGCATTGTTATGCTCGCTCTGAATGACGGCATTCAAGGCATCCCAGAAAGCCTGGGTGCCTTTTGCCAGTGTAAATGCTGCTAGGACTTCGTTTTCGCTCATGCTTGAGGTTGCTGTTGAACTGGTGACACTCCTGTGCGGCCAATCTGAGCATTTTGCTGCTGTTGGACACTCATCTGAAGGTTCTTCACATAGTTCTGAAGCAAGGTCTGGAACACAGGATCAGACTGTGCTGCCTGCTGTGCCTTTGGATTCTTGCTGATCACATCCTGAGCGTATTGCAGCCTTGCCTGTGCCGTAGGATCGTTCTCACGATAGAGCGGCTCGTTGCCAAGCATCATCATGCCGATATCGGTCTGAACGTCCTTGAACATTTGTTCAGAAGCTGCGGTCTGATCCATGATAAGTTCACGGGCAGATTCAGGTGCAATCGCTTCAAGGATCATCTGGATCAGCTTGTTACGGTTGAGAACTCCACCGGCATCAAGAGGCACCACGAAGGAGGAAATAGCCTGTAGCTTCTTCGCAACTAGGTCATTGTCCAGAGCCTGGATGTTGAACCTGATCATAAAGTCGAAGTTGCCAGCAATGTCAGTGATATTCTGGTTCAACGGTGCTCCTGCGACTCTAACAATCTCTTCCTGCTGCATGTATTGCAGGCAAAGGCTGAACATCTGTGAATAAATCTTGCCCCAAGTAGCCAGCCAGCGGTTTACAAGCTGCTGTTGCATGAGTTGTGCTTTGATCGGCATCACGTTTCCACGACTCAGGCCGAAGTAGTTAGCGTGATTGCCCTCAACACGCTCGATGAGGTTGAATGCCGTTGTCGGTGCTCTGCCAGGGGCTTCAAGCCAGGAATAATCATCAGGACGGGTTACTGGAAGCTGAACACCTGGGCCGATTTTGTTGATCTGGCCGATGCGCTTCACCACCTTCATTGGCGGCAGGGTCTCGAATGCCGTCCTGTCTCGGATGCTATCGTGCTGCGCCTTGATTTCATCCTGATCCGTCATGGCGACTTCAGGAATGCCGCGGCTTTCGGTGATAGGGCGGCGGATCACTTCACGCCGAAACTCGACGAAAGGATAATCGCCATGAGCGTAATCAAGCAGTTCATGCTTGGCAAACATCTTGTCCTCAATGAGCGGGCAGAAGATAGTGCAGTAGATGCCAGGAACACCTTCAGGGCCGATCTGGCGGGCATAAGCGTAAACAATCTCGATCAGGTTGTCCTGACGCATGATTGGCGAGCTTCCCAGGCTAGTGATGGTATCGAGCGGGTTTGAATACCACGATTGTTTGCCTGCCGTTGTCGCTGCCTGATTGACGAACTCCTCATCCCAGCCATCATCTTTGACGTGAGAACGAAGTTCAACCTCGGTCATGTAGACTCGACGGAAGATCACCCTGGCATTCTGAAGGTCAATCGTCTCAGGTGGAAAGGCTACCTCGTCAAACGGCTTCAGAGCGGTCACAAAGGGCAAGTTACGCCTAATGTAAGACTCCTCGACCTTACCAGTGCCGGTTTCACGCAGTTCGTTGACCAGTTTGCGAGCGTCTTTGATGTCATACTGTGGAATCGCGGCTACGATAAGCTGTGCGGCAAGGTCTGCACTCTCCTTGTTCTGGATCAGAGCAGGCAAATCAGCCAGAGACGATCCCTGCATCTGGGCTGCAATGGCGTTAATCTCATCAAAGGTGATCGTCTGGAAGCGTGTTCCCAGCTGCTGATCCCATCCAACGTGATAGATCATCCAGCCATAGTGCAGACCATACTGAGCACCTAGTTCAGCCTCTCGCAGAATGTCATTCCGCAGCTTCTGCTGTGTGATCCAGTTCATCAGCGTGTTTGCTGCTGAAGCTGAAGGCATGTCGTTGAAGTCAGTCGGCGAAACGGTTAGCTGACTGCGTTCAAAGCTCGTTGTGAGCAGACAGGACAACTCGTTGATCGTTGAATCTACAAGCCTAGTGCGAACGTCAGAAGCACCTTCAAACGGGAAAGCCTGACGATTGTTCGGCAGGTTCTCAGAATGCTTCTTGCCGTCATCGCTCTGCCCTGCCCAACGGCAGAACCGAATATCATCGGCATTATTGAGACGTTCCAGATCGGAAGTCGTATAGAGGCAGCGAGTCAGTTCGGTTGACAGTTCCAAAACGTCAGGCGTTTCAGAGTAGAAGGCCAGCTTGTCGCTGTTGGTGTCAGTCTTTTTCATTAGTAACTTCCGATTTGTCCCTGTGGTGCAAAGTTAGAGATGCTTTCATCAGTCGGATTCATCACGGCTAGATAGCGCAGCACGTCAATAGGGTCTTTCGTGGCACCCTTGTCGCCGTCTGCTCCTGTCCATTCACGCATGGAATAAATGATGTTCCGACAATTCTCACTGATATACAGCCTAGGCTCATTGTGCAGAGCAAGCAAGGGCTGATCTTTGTCCCAGGCTAACCAGTCGTTAATGATCGAAACACCATCTTCAACACGCAGACCTGCTGCTGGTGTGAAATACATCGGATCAGGATCGTCTTGAAGCAGGTCAATGAGGCTTGTTCCGCCGTCTTTTCCGATTGCCTGAGTGCCACCGGCTCTAGGGTCAATAAAGCGTTCAGCTATCTCTTCCCTGCCTTCTAGCTCTCTGATCAGTGCTTTGTAGTCATTGATGCCTCTGCCTGCACCGTTACGCTGTGCAGTCCCAGGTCTGCCGTCAATCTTGTCAGATGGGATTGCCCATTCGCCATAAGTGATGTCAGGCCACTCTCGGTAAACGAACTTCCTGCCAAACTCATCCACCCTGATCCAGAGCATGAACCAGTTTCGTGCTCCTGCTGGGTCAATGGCCATGTAATTCGTTCCCTTTTCGGGAATCTTGCTCTCTGGAATGATGTTCCAGTCACCGAAACGGGGAAACTGACTGCCAGCAAGGCTTTCCGCGTAGCCATAAGCACGAATCTTTACCTCGTAGCCTGTTCTGCCGTGTAATGCTCGCTGAATCTCGCTGAATGGAGAGTAGGCATTGAGTTCCGAGTGAAACCACATCACCCTGCCGTTAGGTTTATGGCACTTAGCAACGTGCGGCATCATGCCTGGATCACCGCCAGGAACATTGATCGTGCTTTTCAGCAGGCTAGCAGGCTTCCAGTCGCTAATCTGAGCGCCTGCCATGTATTCCTTCACCACTGACGTGTAGCCTGAGATAGGCGTGAAGGTCAGGATCATCTTGCCTCGACGGCTGGCGAGACGGTAGCGCAGCGTTTTCAGCCAATCCTGATTCACTTCTTCGTCAATCCACAGGAAGTCAATCTCACCGCCCTCGATAACCTTGATGTCCTGGGACTGGTTGAGGAAATAGCACTGACTTTTGTTCGGAAGCACGAAGGTGTTCTCCGAAAAGCCATTCTTCTGCGTGAAACTGACGTTGGTAATCTTCGTTTTCTTCGCAGTCTTGAACTCGGCAGGCAGATACTTGTAAACGAGCGGCTGCTGCATCTGGACGCTGCTCATATTCGTCGTATGAACGCACCAGACCCGCTTTTCAGGGTATTTACTCAGCACCTGGGCGACCCTTTTGGCAGCATATTCCGACTTTCCAGCTCGGTTTCCGCCTAGAATCACCAGCTCGTTCACATCTGGGTCAGAAAGCATGGCATCTGCCGTTTTCCAATGCTCCGGTTCGTAGCCGTGGCGGAAAGGATCGAGCTTTTCAGCCAGAATCTTGTCCTCGCGCAGCTGTAGCCGGCGGATTGTCTCATCCATGCCAACCTTTTTCACCAAGGATGCAATCACCTCTGGTGATGGTGCCACCAGAATAGGGTGCGGAGTTGGCCGATACTGGCCTAGATTGTCCTTCGTGACTTCTAGTTGAAACATAGGCTCACCATTTCACCTTATCGGCCCAGAAAGCTGCTGACATTTTGCCCTTGTTGATGTTCTCAGCGTGTCGAGCCTTGAAAGATTCCCGGCGTTTACGATCTTCGGCAGATTCACCTTTCTTGTAAGGCGATCCAGATACTCCCTGCTGGCCGAATCGGATCGTTTTGACCTCGTTTCCCTGCTTGGCGACCACGACATGACTCTTCGTTGGATGGCTAGGAGTGCGTTTCGGCTTGTTGTAGCCTTCCACGCCGACTCTGGCTAGTCTGGGGTCTTTCTTCATGGCTGAACTATGACCTGAGATTTTTCAAAGCAAGACTTGATTGACAAATTCAAGGCATATAGTAGGGCAAACAATAGGTTTGCGTTCTAGCAGGGCGTGATCCGTCCCACTGTGGCGCAAACCGCACTGAGGCCGACGTTCCTGCTAGACGTCGGTCTCTTTGTTTTCGGGCAATCCTCGCCTGACAGAAGATTGTAGTGTCCCTGAGTGGGCAACGCGGGCAATCGGAGGATTTCGGCGCACGGTGGACAGCAAATCAGCCGTGCAGAAGGCGCATCTGCAAAGATGGGTTGCGCTCGTTGCCGTCTGACCTGTGTGCTACTGAGCCAGCCGAGCAGGAAGGCAGCGAGAACATGTGACGAGACTCCCGATCCTTATACGGAGGTAGAGCTTAGAGCATGGCAGTTCCTAATAATGGGATTGCTATGCTCTAAAACAGCCCTCACCTGACCGGAGATGAGCTTCACTTCTGATAGCACCAGAGCAGAAACCAAGCGATTGCAACTCCTTGAATACAGTCCCAGGTGTCGAGCATCATTGAAAGTCCTCTGGTTTGATGATTAGCTTCGCTGCTCCTGGCTTTCCGTATGGCATGCGTGATCGGTAATATTACACTTCTAGCAACCTTTTGCGCTGTCGTTTATTCCTGATCGGTAATGGCTCACTCCTCCACCTCCTCCCATTGTTCCATCCATTCCTGTGCCCTGGGCCAGCTTTCCTTGTGGTTGTCGAGCGCGTCCATATACAGCACATCAATTATTTTGTATGCCTCAGCTATGCCTGCGCGGAGCTTGGCGTTTTCATCAAGCATCTTCTGAATCCTAGGCGCACGTTCTCCAAGGTCGGGACGGTTGATGAGTAGGCTTTTCAGCTTCACCTGATTGTCGTGGTTAGCCTTCCATTTAGCAGCTTCGGCCTTGAGAGCTTCAATCTCCCCTTCATGTAAGTTCCCGATAGCACGGGATAGTTGCATTATTTCTCCGAATTGGAGACGGATTTTACGGTCTTTCATAGCTTTAAGAATGGTTGGAGTTTGGAGAGGGCAAAAGTTCTCGGTGTATCACTCACTTCGCACCCCCTTTCTTGGCTGCAAGGAAGGCTCTCCATGCCGTTGCAGCATGGGCGTGCAAGTATCCACCATCCTGTTGCTTGGTCAGATCAAAGTCTGGGAAACACTTCTCAAACTCTGCCTGCCATTTTTCCTCCTGGGTAGGCTCGCGGGGAAGGACTCCGTCGTGCGGCTGCCAGGGCGGGCCGTCGTCGGCAGACCACTCATCGAGGGCGGAGTTGAGGCCGCATGGCTTCTCTTCTGCCTGTTCTTTAACGCTATCTACCCACCCGTGGCGTTCAAGATTTTTGGCAAGAACCAGCTTGTCTGCATGACTGTCTTTGGAATAGTGATTCAAGATGTAATCCGCGTATTGGTAGGCCTTGGAAGCAATGTCGTCGGCAGGCTTCGGCAGGGCGGCTAGAAAGGCTTTAGCGATACTCCGTCGCTGGTCTTTCTCCTCTCTCCAATCCTTTGTCCAGTCTGCTAGAGAGATTCGCCTAGCCGAGGTTGCTAGGCAGGCTCTATCAATGGCCTGCTGAAGCTGGTCATCAGTGTAATCGTGTGTTTTCATAGTGAGGTATTATTAGCCTGCTATTTTCGCACCCGACAGGCATCGGTCGTTGGCCCTTACGAGGCAGATGGCTCTGCTGTGAGATTAATCGGGAAGTTCAATATCTAAAACTGGTTCAATGTCAGGAAATGGTTCAATTTTCCTTTCACATGACACACAGCGGCAAACTCCATTTTCATCAATTTCCATGTATTCACCACAACATTCAGGTGGTTCATATTCTTCAGGTGGATCATTCCAGTAATCGTTCATAGATGCTAAATTATTGAACTCGTCTTTGTGCTAGGTGAGTCACTCCCCTTTTCGGCGTGTGTTTTGCGAGGATAATCGCCTCTATGTCGCCCTCGTTTGAGCAAAACTCAAATTGAATTCCTGCCGCCGCGAAAGTCCCCCAGGATTCCAGAGGCTAGGTGCTCTTTCGCGCTTCGCTTTACGTGACTCTTACTGACTGGCTTTCGCAGAGTGTTCAGAGGATCAGGCTCGGCCAGCACAGGCACGGCAGAAAAATGTCAAAGATCAAAACTTGCCTAGTCGCCTAGGCTGGAACTTGGCGACCAAGTTGTCCCCATCGAGACGAACCGGAATCACCATGCCAGGCACAAAGAAGCGAGAATCCTTACACATGCAAATTCTTTCTGCACCTTTGTAATTCACCTTCAGAATCCTGTTATTGGGCATCCTAGTCAGCAGCACCGTTGCCGTTTCACCCTCAGCTAGGAGACGATCCAGGGCAAAGCCAGACTGAGGCTTCTGCTCCTCCACAGGTGCAGTTTCCACAGGTTCCGACTCAACTTCCTCGACTCCAACAACAACTTCGCTAGGTTGCTCCTCAGCAGGTGCAGATTCCGGCACCAGCTTGGAACTCAGCACTTCAACCCCAGCAGGGGTCAGGAACGTCTTGTTGTAGCGTCCGACAGTCCAGTGCTTGCCCCTTTTAAGGTCAGCTTTAGCCTTCTTTACAGCAGCGACTGGAATTCCTAGCTGTTCCGCTGCTTGTTCTAGGGTGATGTTCTTTTCCATGGGTAAACTAGAGAGAGGGTTCACAATTCGTCAACTGACATTCTTAGCACCGTGCTTCTTGATGATCTTCCTGACCTCATGCGCTGCCACCCGGTAAACCCCAGAGATGTTCGCACAGGTCTGCTGAATCTCCGTGCTTTGCCATGGCCTATCACCGTCAGGAGTCGGCGCCATCTTAGCATAGCCCCTAGCTTCACGCTCAAAGGACTCCATTAGAGGCTTTAGCAGGTCGGAGAGGAGCATAGAGGTAAAAGGCAACCAAGCAGCAGCGAGCCACTAGACGATAGCAACCAAGCTGCAAGGGAGGGACTTCAGAGGTAGAATTGAGACGGACTCGCTTCAGGTTCATAGCTTTAAGGCATCGCTGATGCTCTCAGACGTATCACAGAGCGCAATGATCAGCTCCTCCACGGACTCATCACTAGAGGGGGAAGCGTCGTTGAACATGTCCAGGCAGGCAGCGGCTTCCTCTAGCAGGGCTAGGATGGCTATAGCAGCAGGGCGAGAGACTGAGATGGCACTAGGGCTTTTGCAGGAAATTTTCACAGAGGGGGATTCATCCGGCTTTGCTGCTGCTGCGCTGCTAGCCATCCCCGCCCCCCCTTGTTGCGACAACTCGATGGCATTC